TTTGATTTCTCTGCGGAACAATGTCGTATTTTTGATCTGGTACTACAATTAACTTTATAAAAGGATCAGTTGTTGTTGCTGTCGGGGAAAAGCCAATCAAGTTTATCTTTCCACTTCCATAGTCAATCGTCCCAATATTCTGCTTCACCAACACTTTCTTTGTTCCTATATTTGCATAGACATGTACTTTTCCGTAACCATTGTCTTCAAGATAAGACAATCTCTGAACATTCGATGAATCTCTATAGTAGAACAAAGAAGATGAAACAATTGATGGGACTCCATCCGCTTGATGCGAAAGGGGAGTTCCAAAATCGAGAATGTAATTATTTTTACCAGTAACGGGAATTATTTTTTTCATCAAACTTGTGGTAATTCTGCTGCTGACGATAGAATTGCTGGACAAATCTATCTGCCTAGAAAGAACCGAATATCTAAACGGAGAACCAAAGACCTGCAATGACATATCAGAGTATCGATATATCGCAGCCTTTGCAGCATCTCGTATCGATGATTCGGAACTAAGTGCAAATGCTGATGTGTATGTGACAAAAGCATTAATTAAAATATAAGTGTATTCTGGATCTACTATCTCAGCATTAACTGTCACTATTTTCTTTTTATTCAGCACATTCTGCAACAGACTTTTCTTCTGACCGTCGCTAAGTATCTGTGAATTTTTTGGCAATATGGATACAAAAACCTTTCCATACTCTGGTGGATCATTGTCTTCTCCACCCCAAACCCTGACGGAATTTGCATCCGCATATTCTTTTAGAATTATGCTTTCATAGTCTGAAATGGTTACAGTTCTATCTTGAGATTGGTAATATTTTGGCGCGGTATAGCGAATCTTTTCATTACCATCTCTTTCAGCACCGCCTTGTGATGGGGAAACAGTTGTTACAATTGATGAATAATTACTGCCACCTATACCACTAAAAACAAATGAGGATGTTGTAGTATCGGAATTGCCGATATTATTTCCATCCGCTCCCTCAGTCTCAAAGAAAACGACCACTATGTAGTTTCCCTTTACCGGAGTCTGTCCAAAGATCCCATCACCAAACGACACCTCATAGTTTCCCTTATAATTTTCATTTATAAAATAAACTTTGGTGGTGGAGTCGAGATTTAGGTAGTCTGAGTTTTCTTTCCAACTGAAATCCGCATTAGACAAATCTGACGGAGAATTCATCACATAGACTCGTATTAGTTCTTTGTCTATGTTTGAAAATGGTATTTCAAACTTGGTTGAGTTGCTATCCGGATCATAGACGAATGACAGAGATCTATATTGGCCCTGATATATCTCCATATTGTTTACTTTATATGGTTGAGCCGTTTTGTCGATTGTATATGACTCTGTCGTGGTGAAGACATAGTCTATTCCGTTTTTTGTGGCGGTAAAGTTGGTACCGGCTGGAACACTTGTTGGAACTCCCGATGTGATTCCGAAAGTCAAGTTCACAGTTGCTCTTGCGGCATTTCTTGAATTTGGTATATAGCCAAGATTTTTAGCCAAGGATACTATAGACTTTCTCAGAACAGCAGAATCAAGAAACGATTCGGCAGCAAGCATATTTGCATACATTGCTGTATAATGTGTGTTATAAGCCAAAAGGTCGAGTAGTATGTTCATACCCGAACCTTCATAGTCAAAATCCGTGAAATCTGTGCTTGTGGAAAGATAATTCTTCAGATTTTGCTTTATGCCATCAAAATCAAGTTCTGTTACCGGTGTCAATACTCGATTTGCCATTATCTAAGCCTTTCTATACTTACAAACACTTTGGAAACATCTCTTGAGTTCAGGGTGGTAAAGAAAACAAAAACATTAAATGAATTTCTGCTGTCATCGTACAAAACTTGCACATCGTTTATCTTGGCTCTTGGCTCATAGCGAGCAAGCACATCGATCACATTCGACCGTATAGCCATGGCAACAAGCGGAGATGCTGGCTCAAATAAAAGTTTGTAAATTCGTGAATCTATTTCTGGACGAAATGGTTTGTCATACTTTGTCATCAAAACAAGATTTCGGATCGATCTCTTCACAGCATCGGCGTCAGTTTTTGTTGGTACATCAGCCGTCATTGGATGCGGTTTGAAATCAAGATCCAAATCTTTGAAAATGTTTTTTCTTATTGGGGTCATCTATATTCTTTGGCCTGACTGAGAAGAAATGCTATCTGATTTCTAACCGATTCTATTTCTTTTTGTGCCTTTGATTCATCGACAGAATCTAAAGTTTTGAAATCGCACCATTCAATTGTTATGTATCCATATGCAACGAAACTATTTGGACAATATAATGGCAACATCGATATGCCCAAAGTTTCGTGCAATTCATAGAATTTTTTGGTGTTTGATTCCGTCATTTTACAGACTGTAGAGATAGCAGGATTGTTCTTCTGTAGCATCTCTATTATTTCGATAAATCTACTGACAAGAGTATCTTGTCTGAATTGCATGGTTGACGGTATCTTTGGATCACATGATTGATGGGATATGCTCATTCTTCGCATTGATGATCCATCAACGAATTTACCACCATTATGAAATTGCACTAGGCTAATGCGAGATGCCTTTACAGTATCTCTAAGGTTGTTTATTAGTTGCCAAACCTTCATATTCACGAAAGTAAACTTATCTTCGGTTTTTTTATTTTTCTTCTTTTTAAGAAGTTCTATAAGTTTCTTAAATCCATAAACAAAACCGCCAAGGATTGCAGCAAATGCAATTCCTATCTGGAACAACTGGGTTATAGTTTCCGCATCCATATTCTCTCTCTCCAATTAAATAAATATTTATTAATATTCATATGGACATGTCTAATTCAATTCATTTTAGACTTGGTACAAAATCCAATATGTTTATTGGAGATCCTTCGATCTTCACCCCATTCTCTGTCGCTATATCGTCTATTCCCTTGCTGAAGTCGGGTTGTGTTATGAGGTTCTTTATCAACTTTGCGCCAAAGCAAGGATCGGTCAATGAAGATGACAATATGGTATTACCCAGAGCATATCTTTCCACAAAGGCCAACGCCATCGCAAAATGATTATTATCATTATCCATGAGGGCTTTCATATTTCCCTCAAGATTTCTTATGTTGTCTGTCAATTGACTTAATTGACCCACTGTTCCCGCCAAACCAACTGCTCCACCCATTGCTAGTTGATTTTCAATCACTCCCAACACAGTCGATATCTTTGTCATATTGTCACCAAAGTTATCAAAAAACGGACCCACAATCTGAGGATTTAGAGATGAGAATGCATTGGAGAAATTATCTTCAAGCAACTCACCAGGATCTTTAAGCAGATCCTTTATTGAATTATAGGCACTGACAACACCTATGATTTCATCTATGCGAGGCAAGACCCCACCATCACCATCAAGATTTATACCGCTGAGTCTGTTTGTATGGTTATTGAAAGCCGTTAATTCGTTGTTTATTGAACTTAAAGCATTGTTCAACTCGACCAAATCCTGACCAAATTCACTATTCTGTCCCAATAGGTTGTCAAGTCTGGACATGCTATCTCCAAGTTTTCCTTGCAATGCTTCGGTAACTTGGGCTATCGGATTTCTAAATGCATTACCATCCATGAAATCCTTCAAGAATTTTTTTGGTCCAGCAGGTAATAGTTGTGAGATTAGACTGCAATTTCCCGGATCAAATATGGTTGGATATCCAGGTTGATTCTGTGACCACACCATTAGCCAACCTCCACGGATGAATTTGATATGAGCGGATGACCACAACTTGCTGGCATACCAGATAGACATACCGGTTTGTTATCAACTACAAGACCTTGATATGCAACTTGCATTCTTGCATTGTCGTGTCTGCCCTCTCCGTGGTCTTCAACTATACTTCCAATAACAACTATTGGAAAATCGTTAACAAAAACGGAAGATGAACCTGTTATGATTCTTCCTCCTGCATAATCCGCATATACTCGTCCAATAGAAGGCATTAGAACACCCCGCCATCTATCAAAGTTATGGAGTTTGGAGACACAAAGGAAGAAACCACTTGCCAATCAAGTGGATATCTTTCGTTCGGGAGAGTCTCTGGGTTGTCTCTCATGCAGATATATGTAAATCCATCAAGTTCATAATATACAACATCACCAGTTTTATACTGGGTAAATAACTCAAAATATCCAACCCATCTCATTGCTGTCATGGAATTAGTATCCTTGGATCAACTTCTTTATTTCTTGCGGAATTCAATTTTATCAATGGGGATGAACCAGACAAGAATATGTCTGAGCCACTCTTTGTCTTGAGCACAAAATCTCCACCATTTGCATAAGCCACAAATGCAGTCTGTGATTCCACTACGGCATTTCCAGCAACACTAACATATTTGTTTCCACCAATTTTTTCTCTATAATCACCCTTCACATCAAGATCGAGATCACCCTCAACATTTATCTTTGCATTTTTAGTCACATAAAGATTTGCATCGCGATCAATTTGAATATTGAGATCTCCCTTGTCCTCTCCAGCACCGACATATACTTTCGCAGAACCATCTATTGTTATCCTTGCTGTTCCCTTGATATGAATAAATTCATCTCCGGCAAGTATTTCATAGTTGTTCCCAACAATCCTGTGAACTCTGCTTCCATTCGGGTCGTTTTCCCAACCATTTGCTACTTCTTCAAAACTACCAGATGGATGATATGTGTGGTGTCTTTCTTTTTCCGGTGTATCATCCCACTCCTCAACCATGCCAGATGTTGTGGTAAAAACCTTATTGTGTGGATACTTTGTTTTGTATGGAGACTCTGGCTCAGACCACTTCTCCTTATCCTCCGAGTCCAATGCTACCAGTACATCTTTTTTTCGTGAGTTTTTTCTATCTTCTATTATTGTTTTGTCCGTCTCATCACCAGTAGCAAGTCGATTTGTATCGACTACATCCTTCTCAATTGGATATATTCCAGATGGATCATTGAAGCCTTTGGTTTTATCCGCTAACTTTGTTGGTATCCCACCAACACTAAACATGACAACTGGTTGCTGTGCCGACGAACCATCCCGAAAAAAGCCAAATACATGTGAGCCGTTGAGCAAACCGTTAGGAGATCTTCCCACACCACTTATTGACGCGCTGCTTACATCTTGTAGTGGATGAGCCCAGGGAAGATCTGCGGTTGGTATCTTGGATTTATCCTCACTATGAAAACCAAATATCCTAACCTTGACTCGCCCGAGTTTAAGTGGATCGTCGGTGTTTTCTACCACACCAAACCACCATACAAAACCGCCTTGACCCATAAACTCAAGCATTAGGCTTTAATTCCTTCCGTTGTAACCAAAATTTTCGTTGCCCCATCTCTCCCAATCAGCAAGTTCTTCCTTGGTGTATGGCAATTTACGAATAATTTCTTCTGTCTGCTGGGGAGTTATCACCTTCTTATCATCTTCCATAATTCATCTCCATTATTTGTTGTTAGAACCCGACTTCTCAAACTTATCTGGAATTCCCTTAACTAAAGAGTCCTTAGCCATCTCCAAGATGGTTATGTATCCAGTAACTTTATTTATCACCGTTTTCATAGATGTGACAATGTATTTTCCACTGAGATATTGATCCTGCCATTCAGTATCTGTCTCATCAACATATCCAATTTTTGGTATCTCAAGACCAACGACATCAAGAAGCCTTATGTCAGAATTTCCTGGCACGGATGCTGTTATTTTCAAGGTGGTAAATTGTTTTCTTAGACTATTTCGCTCAAGAAAATAATTTTCTGGCT